GACTTTTCGTCCGCCCCGAGGGGCAAGAAAGGGCTCGAGGCCCCTGGAAAGTACCCTCTGGGTACAGTGGTTAACGCCCACAGCTCGTCGTGTTGATTCGCGGCGGTCGTCGCCCCATAGTGTGCCTCAAGGACATAACTATGGCCAAGTGGAAGGATAAGGAAAAGTGGGTGAAGTCCGGAAGTAACCGATACATTGGTTACATGAAGGACGGAACCCAAGGTGATCACGTTGGTGCGTTCTACTACTTGCAGCATAGCGGGAAATTCACTACCCCGTTAACTGCAACGAATGGAGCAAAACTATCCGTGGACATCCCTAATCTGAGGTGCAACTACGACACCGAACTCGCTTTCGATAGCTTTCCATCGCTTCGAAATAAGTCGTGGGAGAGTTTCGTAGAGAATGCTCGCGGTAACGTCGCGTCGCTGGGAGTTACTGCCGCCGAGTGGCGGCAATCCCTGGACATGGTCACTAATCGTGCGCTTCAATGCTACCAAGGGTATCGGGACCTCCGCAAGGGGGACTTCCGAGGCTTCTTGGACACGCTCGGTGTAAAAGCTAAGCGTAAGCACAAGAACACGACAAAAAACAAAGTGAACCAAGCGAGCAGCCTATGGCTGGAGTACAGCTTTGGCTGGGCACCACTTTTCGGAGATATGCACAACGCTATCGACTCGATTGGCCAGCCCCTTCCCGGGGGCAAATGCCATGGTAGTGCGAGAATGGAGTACAACTTCCGCGAAGATTGGTCCTACCCACAGTGGTATGTTGAGGAGTCGGGCATGATAGCTACCCGCCAGGGAGCTTACATCACGCTTGAGAACCCCAACCTCTACTTGCTCCAGCAACTGGGTTTAGCCAACCCGGCAGTCGTCGCATGGGAACTGGTTCCATTCAGTTTCGTGGTCGACTGGGTATTCGATGTAGGCACTGCCCTCGGAGGAATAACCGACCTCCTTGGGCTCAAGGTAGAACACCCGTATCATACTGCACACGGGAAATTCTCCTCGAAGATGGTAGTGGATTCCCCGGGTTGGTGCCAAGGCACACAATCTGGGACGTCGAGCTGTACCAAGCGCGAGCCTGGTCTGCTCTACCCGCTGCCAAATTTGGATGTTCGTGCTAACATCGGCTCATCCTTGAAACGTGCCGCAAATGCGGCTTCCCTTCTCGGTCAAATATTGACCAAATGACGCAGAGGTTTCTTCTATGCCTACCATGGCTGATATCACCGTTAAGAAAGCTGACGGCACTACCAACGTCACGTACGTTGCTGCGACTCCCTCGGCGGGGGACAAATCCCCCGCAGTGTGGACCCAGAATGCGGCTGCTTCGATCGCGGGCTTCCGCCCGAAGTTCGAGATGCAGACGCAGCCTAACGGCACTGGGACCATGAGGCAGGCTCGGTTCAAGTTCTCGTTCCCCAAGACTTACGTCGACACCACCACGGGGCTGACAAAGCTCCTGAAGACGGTGGATTTCGATGGCGTGATTTACCTCGCCAACGATTTGGGGACGAGCGACTGGCTCGAAGCCTTTGCCCAGCTGGGCAACCTCATGGCCAGCACCCTTGTGAAGCAATCCGTCGAGACCGGCTTCGCGCCGACTTAATGGGTCGCCTTCAAGGGACTCTCTCTACTTCCATATAGGAGATATACGTGAAAAGGTGGCTGTCTGCTAACGCATCGTTACTACGTGCGTTTCTCGCTCAACTCGACACTCCCATCAGCCTAGGCGTTTGGCTACGGCTGGAGAACCGGGAGTGGGACCAGCTCGCGTTACTGTGGCTGGATCCACTGCTCTACCCAGAGGGGATTTTCTCTTCCCTCAAGTATCGGAAGGACGTGGCGGCGGTGGACCTTCTTCGGAAGGCCCCCCTCCCAACCTCGTTCAACCGAAGGGACGCGGCGATCGTCGCGTGGGAACAAGCAGAGACGCAATGTTACCAAACAAACGAGTACATCGATTCATTCGTCACCGCCGCGGGTCTTGATGACCCCGTACGTGTGCGGCACGCAAACTTCTTGAGTGCTGTGAAAAAACGGATGCACCGCTGGCTCGGCCCCCTTCCGAACGATCTGGAGGGGGGTTTCGGCCCAGGTACTTGCGTCGAATATGAGTTGTCAGACCCTACGGTGGTAGACAAAATTTGGCTCACGCCAACCACCACCCCCAGCGCGGCCCAGCTCTTTGGCTGGGTATATGACAGGTCCCTCTGGGGTCGGTCCCGCTGGGCAAATCGATTGCCTGCTCCCGGTCTTTCCCGCGGAAACCGCTTGACAACGGTTCCGAAGGACGGGAAGACCGATCGCCCGATCTCCATTGAACCACTAGGTAATCTGTGGCTACAACTGGGCATCGGACGATACTTTAAGCAGCGTCTGCGACTCGTTGGCTTTGCGGCTTACAAACCGCATTCACGGGAGTTGTTCCCCGGCTACGAGTATTCAGAGGTCGACGCTCAACGCGTGCACAGGGAGTTCCTTACCCGGTGCAGACGTGAAGGGTTTTCGACTATCGATTTGAGCTCTGCTAGCGACACCATCGCTTCGTCCTTAGTCCGGGAGTGTTTCCCCGGGCCTTGGTTCGAATTAATGGACGATACTCGATCGAAGTTTACCTTAGTTCCTTCTAAGGGCAAACCGTGCTGGCGTCACCTCGAAAAGTTCTCCTCAATGGGGAATGGGTTCACATTCGAGATGGAAAGCCTACTGTTTGCATGCATGCTGTCTGTCGCATTTGGGCTTACGCCCGGTGTCGACTTGCATGTTTTCGGGGATGATATCATCCTTCCCCGAAAGGACTTTGATCGTGCTTGCAACCTCTTGACCACCTTCGGTTTTACCCCTAATCGACGCAAGTCGTACAGGGATGGGCCGTTCTATGAGTCGTGTGGGGGGAATTTCCACTGCGAAGTGGACGTTACCCCTATACGGATCAAGGGTGAGCTAGATGACCCCGCCCAACTAATGGCGTTTCACAACGCGATGAAAAGGTGGGGAGCCGGTAGGAAGGTGTTGGCCCTCGTAAGAGAGCTCATACCTCGGCAGTTGCGAGTTGCCGGGCCGGAATGGCTCGGCGACGTTGTCCTCCACGGCAGGCCTTACAGGCCCCTCAAGCGGCCCCATTTTTGTCCTCAGACGAGATGGGTTCGCTCTCTCCACCTCCAACCGGATTACATCCCGCTTGAAAGATGGAGTGAGGAACTTGCTGTGGTCGCTTTGTTGCTCGGAAGTGGAACCCGAGTAACGAGGCGGCGAGGGCGGGTAACCCCCGCTTTAGGTTGGTCTAGCATCAGCTAGTTTCGGGCCCAACAGCC